GGGACACACAGGAGCCGTCCCGTTCTACAGGAGAACTGCTGGAGTCCCTCGGTACGACCGAGGTGAAGCAGGATTTTGACGGCATTCTCAATGTGAAAGTGGGCTTCTCCGAGCCTCGTTCGGATGGCGAGAGCAACGCCAAGATCGCCAACATCATCGAGTATGGCAAGCATGGCCAGCCTCCCAAGCCCTTTCTGAAACCCGCGCAGACCGCCACCCGCACTGCCTGTGCGGATGCCATGCGGCAGGTATTCGAGGAGGAGGTGGGTAAGCTGTGAGCCTTCTGGCTGAGCTGAACGCTCTGGCGGAGGGCATTGGTATCCCTGTGGAGACCGGCGTGTTTACCGGGACTGCCCCGGATGAGTATCTGGTACTCACCCCGCTAGCGGATTCCTTTACCCTCTTTGCGGACAACAAGCCCCAGTATGATGTCCAGGAGATCCGTATCTCGCTCTATGCCAAGGGCAGCTACATGGAGCGGAAGGACCAGGTCGTCCGCGCACTGCTGACTGCGGACATTGACATCACAGACCGCCGGTACATCGCCCGCGAGGACGGCACCGGCTATTTCCACTACGCCATCGATGTGGCGAAATCTTACGAAATGGAGGCATGACCTATGGCTACGATTGGTCTGGACAGGCTTTTTTATGCGCCCATCACCGAAACCGCCGCCGGAGTGGAAACCTACGGCAAGCCTGCCCAGCTTGCAAAGGCCATCTCCGCAGACCTCTCCGTGGAGCTGGCGGAGGCCACTCTGTATGCGGATGACGGTGCGGCGGAGATCGTGAAGGAGTTCAAAAGCGGCAAGCTGACCCTGGGTGTGGACGATTTGGGGGCGGAGGCCGCATCTGTCCTTACAGGTTCCACCATCGACAGCAACCATGTGGTGATCTCTGCCAGTGAGGACGGCGGCAGTCCTGTTGCCATCGGCTTTCGGGCGGAGAAGGCCAACGGCTGCTACCGCTACTTCTGGCTCTACCGGGTGAAGTTCGGCGTCCCCGCCACCAACCTGGCGACCAAGGGGGATGGGATCGCCTTCTCTACGCCCACCATCGAGGGGACCATCCTGCGCCGGAACAAGCTGGATGCCAGCGGCAAGCACCCCTGGAAGGCAGAGGTCACCGAGGGGGACAAGGATGTTTCTGCCGCCACCATCACCGGCTGGTATGACGAGGTGTACGAGCCGTCCTATGCGGCAGAGGAGGTTTAACGATGGATACGGAACGCACTGCTGCCGTCAATATCGGCGGCGAGGAGTTCACGCTCCTCCTGACCACCAGGGCCACCAAGGAGATCGCCGCCCGGTACGGCGGACTGGAAAATCTGGGCGAGAAACTCATGAAATCCGAGAACTTTGAGATGGCGCTGGATGAGATCGTCTGGCTCATCACCCTGCTGGCAAATCAGAGCATCCTGGTACACAATCTGCGGCATCCGGATGACCGGAAGCCGGAACTGACTGCCGAGGCGGTGGAGCTGCTCACCTCCCCTACGACCTCGCCGGATGCAAAAACGCCATCATGCAGGCCATGTACCGGGGGACCAAGCGAAACGTGGAGAGTGAGCCGGATATAAAAAACGCACAGGCCGGGTAAGCAGTGACGAGCTGGTTACCCGGCTGCTCTATTACGGCGTGGCCCACCTCCACCTCTCCCAGAACGAGGTGTGGCTGACGCCTTTTGGCTTGTTGCTGGACCTGTGGGAGTGCCACCGCCAGTTCATGGGCTGGAGCAAGCCGAAGCAAAATCTGTCTATTGATGAGATCATTCCGGCTGGGTTCTGAAAGGGGGCGAGGTAGTTGGCAGATAATTGGGGATTGAAGATCGGTCTGGAGGGCGGGAAGGAGTTCAAATCCGCGCTGTCGGAAATCAACCAGTCCTTCAAAGTCCTCGGTTCCGAGATGAAGCTGGTGCAGTCCCAGTTCGACAAGAACGATACCTCTGTGGAGGCCCTCACCGCCCGGAATCAGGTGCTCAACAAGGAGATCGAGGCCCAGAAGCAGAAGATCGACACCCTCCGTGCCGCCTTGGACAACGCCGCCGAGTCCTTCGGCGAAAATGACCGCCGCACCCAGAACTGGCAGATCCAGCTCAACAACGCCGAGGCCGCTCTCAATAGCATGGAGCGGGAGCTGTCCGGAAACGAGGATGCCATCAAGGGCATGACAGACGAGATGGAGGCTGCCGGGGACAGCACTGGCGATTTTGCCGATGCCCTGGAGGACAGCGGAGACTCTGCGGAGGACGCCGGGGGAAAGTTCGAGAAGTTCAAGAGCGTTCTCGGCACCGTTGCCAAGGCCACCGCCGCTGCGGTCACCGCCATCGGCACGGCGGCTGTAGCAACCGGAAAGACCATCTGGGACATGGCGAACGAGACGGCCTCCGCCGGGGACAAGATTGATAAAACATCTCAGAAAATCGGCATCAGCGCGGAAGCGTACCAGGAGTGGGCCTATGTTTTCGAGCGCAGCGGGGCCAATGTGGATAATCTCCAGGCTGGTATGAAAACTCTGTCCGGGGTGATTACAGATGCCGCCAACGGCTCCAAGTCTGCCGCTGAGAAGTTGGATTCCGTGGGGTTGTCTATTGAGCAGCTCAACGGTTTGTCCCAGGAGGAGCAGCTAGACCTCGTTGTCTCTGCTCTCCAGGAGATGGGTTCCGGAGCGGAGCGCACTTCCGCGGCCACCGACCTCCTGGACCAGTCCGCCACCGACATGGCGGCAGTCTTGAACATGACCGCCGAGGACACCGCCGCGCTCCGGAAGGAGGCCCAGGACTACGGCATGGTCATGAGCAACGAGGCCGTTGCCGCCAGCGCCGCCTTTGAAGACAGTCTCAGCAGGCTCAATAACACCTTCGGAGGTCTGAAGAACCGGATCACCTCCGATATGCTCCCCGGTCTGGTCAGCATCATGGACGGCTTCTCCGACCTGATTACCGGAAACGACAACGCTGCGGAGGAGATCGAGAGCGGCGTCACATCCATGATTGAAAGCATCAGCACTATGATCCCACAGGTGGTCACATTGGTCGGTACGGTGGCCGAGGCGGTACTGGCCGGTGCGCCCGCCATCATCCAGTCTCTGGCCCAGGGTATTCTGGAGGCTGTACCAGAGCTGATGCCCACGCTTACAGAGGTCATCACCCAGCTCATCGCCGCCCTGGTGGAGCTGCTCCCTATGTTCATTGATGCCGGGATGCAGATTATTACCTCGCTGGTGCAGGGCATTGCCGAGTCCCTGCCGGAGCTGATCCCCCAGGTAGTGGAGATCATCACCCAAATCGTGCAGACCCTCATTGAAAATCTGCCGCTGCTGTTGGATGCCGCGCTCCAGCTCATCACGGGGCTGGCGGAGGGGCTGCTGGAAGCTATCCCGGTTCTAGTAGAGGCCCTGCCGGACATCATCACGGCGATTATTGAGTTCCTCTTAGGGGCGATACCCCAGATTATCGAGGCAGGGATACAGCTTCTGACCTCTCTGGTGGAGGCCCTCCCGGACATTATCGCCGCCATCGTGGAAGCCATTCCGCAAATCATCGAGGGCATCCTCACAGCCATCGTGGAGAGCATCCCACAACTGATTGATGCCGGTGTGGAGCTGCTGGTGGCTCTGATAGAGAACCTGCCCACTATTATTACGACCATCGTAGAAGCGATTCCCCAGATCATCTCCAGCATCGTGGAGGCACTGGTAGGGAACATCGACAAGATCATCGAGGCAGGGGTACAGCTCTTTGTGGCGCTCATCGAGAATCTGCCGACCATTATCGTGGAGATCGTCAAGGCCGTGCCGCAGATCATTGCCAGTATCGTATCCGCCTTCACTGATTCCATCCCCAACATCGTGGAAGTGGGTGTGAATCTGGTGAAGGGCCTCTGGGACGGTATCTCCTCCATGATCTCCTGGCTGTCGGACAAGGTGACGAGCTGGGTAGGCGGTCTGGTGGATGGCGTGAAGGGCTTCCTGGGCATCCACTCCCCGTCCACAGTGTTTGCCGGGATCGGCGAAAACATGGGCGCGGGCATGGGAGAAGGGTTCCTGGATGCCATGAAGGATGTAGAGCGCGATATGAAAAACGCCATCCCCACGAACTTTGACATTGACACTAATATTGGTGATGTCCCTGCCGCCGTTACCGGAGGCCACGCCTTCAACGTGACCATCCCGCTGACGCTGAACGGCTCCACCCTGGCCCGCATCCTGGCGGAGATACAGTGGACGCAGAACCAGGTCTACGTGCGGAACCTCGGCGTGGGATAGGAAGGGGGATCGTATGCAAATTGAAATCTACCAGGGAGCACCCAAGCTGTACGCTTTTCCCAGCGTCCTCTCCGCCGCCCTGACCGACCGTCTCTCTGGTGAGCGGACACTGGAGTTCTCCGTCCTGGCCTCCCGCTCCGAAAAGCTGGTTCCCGGCATGACGGCGCAACTGGAAGACCAGGTCTACGGCATTGTCCGGGTAGCGAGGCAGATCACCAACGGCCTGCCAGTCACCTCCGTCCAGTGTGAACACATCTCCTATCTGCTCAATGAGGAGCGGTACAACCTGGTCACTTTCGTCTACGAGGGAACGCCCCTGGGCGGTTTGAACCGGCTGCTCTCCGGGACGCCTTTCTCCGTTGGCGTGTGCGAGGCCGCGACCGATGTGGAGGTGGCCTTCACCGAAGGGGCGCTGAACCGCCGCAACGCCCTTATGCGGTTCAGCGATGCCTGTGGCTGTGAGGTGGAGTATGACGGATACAAGATCAACCTGCGTAAGCACCGGGGAAGTCTTGAGCGGAAAGTCCTCATGGACGGCAAAAACGTGACCGGCCTCTCTGTCACCTTGGACAGCCGGGAGGATACCCAGGCGTATGAGATTTCTCTTTTCAAGATGGCCGACCTGGAGGCCGGGGACGAGGTGAACATCACCTACTGGCCCATGGGCGTGGCGGTGGACACCAGGATCATCGCTATCACCTACAACCCGTTCTACCGCTACACCGTCCGGGTGGAGGTTGGCGACTATGTGCCGAACCTCCTCGCCGCCACGACTGACCGGATGGAGGGCATCAAACAGGAGTTCCGGGCGGCGAACGGGAAGCTGGAATCCACCATTCAGAAGATGGACGGGAGCCTGTCCTCCCTCACACAGACCGTTTCCGGCTTCGATGCCCGTATCAAGTCCGCCGAGGGAAACGTGGCCCAGTTGAGCCTGACCGTGGGCGGCTTCAACACCCGCATCACCGCCACCGAGGAAGGTCTGGAGGGTGCGGAGACACATATTTCTGCCATTGAACAGTACGCCAAAAGCATCCGCCTCTCCGTCACCAATGGCGAGACATCCAGCTCCTTCAAACTGACAGCGGATGGGACCACCCTCTCCAGCGGCGACATCAAGTTCACGGGGTACGTCACCTTTGCCGGGCTTTCCGGCGGCACGACCACCATCAACGGGGCCTGCATCAAGACCGGCATCATCTCCGCTGACCGCATTGACGTGAACAGCCTGAAGGTATCCAAAATCTATGACAGTTCCGGCGCAAAGACCGCCATTGACTGTTCCAGCACCGCGACCATGTACATCGGCGGCAACAACAGCACCAACGCCTACACAGAACTGCTCATCAAGGGGACGACCATCACCTTCAACCGCTGGGGCGACACGAATGAAGGTATCTCCATCCACAACACCTCGTCCTACTACATGAGGCCGGGGACTTCCAGCCTGTACAGCCTGGGCGATGCTACCCACCTCTGGGCCGGATGCTACACCAACAGCGTCACCATCACTCCCAACAGCGGTTCCCTCTACGGCATGACGCTGAACTATCTCGGCATCATTCCTGCTAAAAACGAGGAGTTGAATCTGGGCTCCAGCAGTTACAAATGGAATTTCTTGTATGTGTACGGCATCATGCTGGACGGTCTGCGCATCTATGGAAACCGGGTGAACTATAGCGCGGATATCTATGCTTCCATGAACAGCAGCAAGCAGTTCGCCCCGCAGTCGAGCAGCGGGTACTACCTGGGCAGTTCCACCTATCCTTGGCAGTATGCCTACATCACCAATCTGTATATCAATGGGACGCAGTTCAAGCCCGGCGATTATGCCACTACTAGTTCGCTGAGCAGCTATGCAACCACCAGTTCTCTCGGCAGCTATGCAAAAGCGTCCTCAATCTACCGGCTATACGCTGGCGGCAGCACTACCAGCTACTATCTCACCTACAACAGTTCCCGCCAGCTTCTCCCCAGCCACACCGGTTCCAGCTACGGCTCCTATATCGGCTCCAGCAGCTACCCATTCTACTGGGGCTACTTCACCGGACTGACCGTGCAGGGCGGGACGCTGAATCTAGGCAACAGCTCCGCCTACCTGGGGTTCTTTGGCGTGACCGCCCAAAGGAGGAAAAGCGTCAGCACGGTGTCCACATCCGCGACCCTGTCCAGCGCCATCACCGGCATCAACAATATCATCAACGCCCTGAAATCTTATGGGCTATTCAGTTAAGGAGGAGATCATTTTGAAAACGACCATGCGCACCATCGTTCTGGCGATACCGGCCCTGTCCAAGCTGGCCGCTGGCGATCTGAGCCTGCGGCTGGCCTATCGGCTCAAGCGCAGCATCGATGCCATCCAGAAGGAGGCGGATTTCTTTTCCCAGCAGCGGAAGAAGATCCTGGACAAGTATGGCACACCGGATGAGCGCGGCGACTACACCTTTGAGGACGGCCAGGAGGCGAAGGCAATCACCGAGCTGGACGAACTGCTGGAGCTGGAGGTCACGCTGGACATCCAGATGATGGTTATCCCCATAACGGAGGAACTGCGGCTCTCCGTCAACGACATAGAAACAATGGCTCCCTTTGTGGAGTTCAAGGAGGAGGAGTAACATTATGAAGGAGTTCTGGAACATGGTACAACTGGTATTTGCCGCCGTTGGCGGCGGGCTGGGGTACTTCCTGGGCGGCTGCGATGGCCTGCTCATCACGCTGGTGGTTTTCGCCGCAGTGGACTACATCACGGGCGTCATGTGCGCCATCTCCGACCGGAAGCTCTCCAGCGAGGTAGGCTTCCGTGGCATCTGCCGGAAGGTGCTGATCTTTGTTCTGGTGGGCGCGGGGCATATCCTGGACACGCAGATCATCGGTGATGGAAGCATCCTCCGCACGGCGGTGATCTTCTTCTACCTCTCCAACGAGGGTGTGTCCCTGCTGGAGAACGCCGCCCATCTGGGCTTGCCCATTCCGAAGAAGCTGCGAGATGTTTTGGAGCAGCTCCACGACCGGGCGGAGGGCGGTGAGGACGAATGAAGCTGGTGCAGTCGTTCCTCACAAAGAATCCCTGCTTCACCGCTGGTCGGAAGATTACGGTCAAGGGCCTGATGCTCCATTCGGTCGGCTGTCCCCAGCCAAAAGCCGAGGCGTTCATCCAGGATTGGAACCGGCCTGATTTCAAAAACGCCTGCGTCCACGCTTTCATTGATGGGAATGATGGGATGGTGTATCAGACGCTCCCCTGGGATCACCGTGGCTGGCACTGCGGCGGCAGCGGCAACAACACCCATATCGGAGTGGAGATGTGCGAACCACCCTGTATCCGCTACGCCGGAGGCTCTACATTCACTTGTTCCGATTTTGCCGCCGCCCGCGCTGTGGCATGCACCACCTATCAGGCGGCGGTGAAACTGTTTGCCATGCTGTGCCAGCAGTACGGCCTTGACCCACTGGCGGACGGGGTGATTCTCTCCCACCGGGAGGGCCACGCCAGGGGCATCGCCTCCAACCACGGCGACCCGGAACATCTCTGGACCCAGCTTGGGATGCCCTACACCATGGATATTTTCCGGGCAGACGTGACTGCTGCGATGTCTCCACAGCAGACGCCGGAAACGGATAGCACACCCGCGGCCTGGTCCAAAGGGGCTGTGGAGTGGTGCGTTTCCAATAAGTATCCTTCAGGGCGGCAGCGGTGGTGACCTCATGCTCCGCTCCCCGCTGACCCGTGAACAGTTCTGCGTCATGCTCAAGCGGTATCACGATCTTACCACAGAATAGCGGCGATTGCCAATAACCAGGGGGGATAGTTGTGTCCCCGTGGTTATTGCTTTCGCGGATTTTTGCAGCCCGCCGGGATTTCTTTTGAAATTCTGGCAGGCTTTTTCTTTTGTAGTGGTTAATCCATGACCTCTCCCGTGGCTGTATTGTGAAAGAACTTTTTTGAAAGAGGTACAGCTATGGCTTCCAAAAAGACGAGTGAGATACTGGAGTTGCGGCGGCAGGGGTTGGGCTATAAGACCATCGCCGCCATCACCGGGTATTCGGTCAACACGGTCAAATCCACCTGCCGCAGGCATCCGCCGGTCAATGAAAAAGTCTGCCTCCAATGCGGGGCCAAGGTGGAGCAGACTCCCCATCGGAAGGAAAAGAAGTTCTGCTCGGACAAGTGCCGCATGGCGTGGTGGAAGGATCACCCGGAGCGGATGGTTCGGAAGGCGTTTTACCATCTGGTATGCGCCCACTGCGGCCAGCCCTTCGAGAGCTACGGCAACGACCACCGCAAATACTGCTCCCGCGCCTGTTATGACGCGGCACGGCGGAAGGGGGTGGGATGATGGACTTTGCCGACCGCCTCGCCGCCTACCAAGCGGCCATGAGCCTCGCCAGGGATATGCTCCGCCAGGGCATTATCACCGAGAGGGAGTACGCTGAAATCGATACAATTATGACCAAAAAGTACGGCCTGTCTTTGGGTAGCATTTTTCGCACTATCGCTTGATAAATCTGCGGTTTAGAGCGAATATGTGACCACCAAGGAGGTGATTTTTTGGAAAGGATCGTTCAACGGGTGAGGAATATCCCCGTCCAGCCGAAGGCCCTGCGGGTAGCCGCCTACGCCAGAGTGTCCTCCGGTAAGGACGCCATGCTCCACTCCCTGTCGGCCCAGGTCAGCTACTACAGTGATCTCATCCAGAACCACCCAGGCTGGCTCTACTGCGGGGTATTCGCTGACGAGGCGCTGACCGGCACGAAGGAGGACCGCGCCGAGTTCCAGCGTCTGCTGGCTGAGTGCCGCGCCGGGAACATCGACCGCATCGTCACGAAGTCGATCTCCCGGTTCGCCCGGAATACGGTGGTGCTGCTCCAGACCGTCCGAGAATTGAAAGTTCTGGGCGTGGATGTATATTTCGAGGAACAGAACATCCACTCCATGAGCGCGGACGGGGAGTTGATGCTCACCATCCTGGCATCCTACGCCCAGGAGGAGAGCCTCTCCGCCAGCGAGAACCAGAAATGGCGGGTGCGGAAAAATTTTGAGGACGGGAAACCCTGGTCCGGCAGTGTCTTGGGGTACAAATATGTGGATGGGGTCTATGTCGTTAAGCCGGATGAGGCAAAAATTGTGCGGGAGATTTTCGCTGGTTACCTCTCCGGACTGGGCATCGAGGCTATCATGAAAAAACTGAACACCGAAGGCAAGACTACCCGCAACGGCAACGCCTGGACAAAGACCTGCGTCCGCAGGGTGTTGGGGAACTACTCCTATACCGGCAACCTGCTTCTTCAAACCACATTTCAGGAGAACCACATCACGAAAAAGACGCTCCCAAACTGTGGTGAACTGCCTATGTACCACGCCGAGAACACACACAAGGCCATCGTCAGCATAGAGGACTACCGGGCGGTGCAAACGGAGATGGCCCGCCGCTCTGCCAAGCACAACAAGACCAAGCGCGGCCCTGCGAAGTATCCCTTTACCTCGCTCATCGTCTGCGGCACCTGCGGCAAGGGCTACCGGCGCAAGATGACCCGTACCGGGCCGGTGTGGATTTGCAGCACCTTCAATGTCTACGGCAAAGCGGCCTGCCCTTCCAAGCAGATACCAGAGGGAACGCTGGAGAAAGCCGCTGCGGAGGTGCTGGGGCTGGATGCCTTTGACGTAAATGCCTTCCGCGATAAAATAACGGCTATCCGGGCCGTGGGGAACAACACATTGGTATTTCTGTTCAAGGACGGCACTCAAACCGTTAAACAGTGGGCAGACCGCTCCAGAGCGGAAAGCTGGACCCCGGAGATGAAAGCCGCCGCCAGAGAATTTGCGAAGAAAGGACAGGCGATGAGATTATGCCAGCAGCAAGAACAGTAACAGTCATTCCGCCGACTATTGATATTTTCACCCACGCCCCTTCGGTGGCGGCGAGAAAACGGCGGACAGCAGGGTACGCCCGCGTTTCTACCGGCAGCGATGAGCAGTTCACCAGCTATGAGGCGCAGATCGACTACTACACCAAGTACATCCAGAATAACCCGGAGTGGGAATTTGTCCGAGTCTACACAGACGAGGGT